TGTAATGACGGGACTACTATCAATGATAGATTATTCCAAACTCTTGATACGGTTCAGCATGATTATCAACTAGGTACGCAGTATGCAAGCACTAGGGCTTTAGTAGAAATCCCTCTGTTTGAACAGTTCTTCTTTGATAACCCGTCAGAAGGAGTATTCGTTGGTCCTGATAACAGCATGAAGTTACACATAGATGCTACTCACACTGCTCATTCTTGGAATCCTAATCCTGTGGGTCGTAGGCCAAATTCCATATCTCCGCAAGACCCTGAACTATTTGGCTCGTTCTCTTATGCTATACAGAATGACACTCACCGAAGCGGTACAAAGGTGACGAGACCATATGATTCTAGCAATAGCCGTGTGTATGTAGAAGATGCTAATATTTTCCCAATACCAAGTGCTCCGCCTGTATCTGTCGCAGGGCTAGGTGGCAGTGCAAGATACCGTAGAGCGTTTTTAGGAAATGGAGAATGGGTAACTTACAGTGCAAGAGATACCACTAACCACTTTTTGACCGTAGTTGATTCGGGCGATGACCATGCTTTCAGTGAGCACTTTTTGAGAGACATTAGCGTGGGCGCTCATATTTTCCCTGCACCCGGCTACCAAGATATGAGTTACACTAGCATGGCTGACAATCCAAGTTTAATTAGTGCTGGTTATGAAAACAGACGCTCTTTTTACTATGACCGTTCTAATGTAATGACTCAAGGTGGTAATGTAGATTACGGACTAAAGCAATATGTTAGTGCCATTGAATTAAAGGCTGGTCCTACAGTTAATCCTCACTTACCAAAGATAGTGAGTAAGAGACCAAGAGGAATTATAGCCTCTGTAACAGGTAGCCCTGCCACCTCTATTACACTAGAAGACGCTAGTCTTTTTCCAATAAGTTCTACTGACAGTAGTTATAAATTTAGAGTTGCTTGGAAAAATGCAAGCGGCGCTGTTAACCGTGGATTCTATGACAACAGAGTAGGTAATGTACTTACTATAGTCAGTCCTGATTCAGGATTTACTCCTTCTGTCGGTGATGAAATATATGTTGAAGACTTGTACGCTACCGCATCGGGTACTTATCCAAAGGTGAAAGAGACATTCTTGAACAGAGCATGGTCGCACCCTTATTGCGTCGGAGGTTTGAGGCAAGGTGATACTATATGGATGAACATGCATTACACTAACCCTCATGCTATCGAAGGTTTGTTTTGTAAAAGCAGAGGTACACTCAATGAGGCAGAAGTTTGGTCAGGATTTAATGGCGGAGAAGGAGCATTCAATGCTAGTCCAAGAGATAGTATACCTATGGAAAATTTCCTAATAGGTAATAGTTGTATAGAAACGGCTCAGAATCTAGTACAGCATATAAACAAGACAATAGAAATGAACTATGATGCCTTTGGTCTATCAGAAACTCCTCCACCAGTTGCTTACCTTGACCCTTATCAATGTACACAGGGTTATGCAAGGATATTACTTTACGATGTAGAGCATGACAGGGAGTTCATTGCATTTCAAGACTTACATATGCAAGTACAATCAAGTCCTGCTGCCTCTTCGATAGGTAAAGAGGACACTAGTACAACTGGTTTAATTCAAAATACAGTTAGTGGCTCAGGCTCTTTGTTAGATGTAGCGGCAGGTTTCCCAACTCAAAATAAAAGACTAAACACTACGGAAGATTCTGACTTTATAGAATCGGCATACGCTCATAAATCTACATGGAACTCAAATGTAACTGGTGGAGATGTAGGTCATTACATTGGAGGTGTAGACGATACTGCTACAAATGGCTATATCGACCGCACTGATAACGCAGTCACAGTTGCATCAGATGCTAACACTAAGCATCAAGAAATTGATTCTTCCTCAAGAGAGCAATCTACATTCTTTGATACACCTGATGGTACAAGAGTAATACCTGCCTTCTTAGCGATGAAGGGTATAAGGAGTTCTACTCTGTCATTAGATGATACTAGAATGAATAACTTAGACCATTGGACAAAAATGGACTTTGTAAGAAGATTAACTGTCGATATGGGAGAAGTATCTTTGAAAGACGGAGTTACTAACATAGAGTCGGCAGCAAGAGAAGTTGTGAGATTAATTAACCAAGCAGGTGCTAAAAATGGGAAAACACAGGCAAGGAAACCTGCCGATTCTTTCTTAGGTAATACTGACAACTTTGACCCTGCTCATGTCCATCAAAAAGCGGACTTTGCAACTACTGCTTCTACACACGACCCTGCTCCTTTTTGGGACACTAAGAAATCATTTTCAAGTCACGATAGAGGTTCTCACATGGGATATGTTAGAGCGCATCTTGGAAGAGTAGTACTAGATTCTGATGGTAATCAAGGATTTTCTATAATAATACATTCTACTATTCCGGGTGCTGGCGGAAGAAATTTCTGCACATGGTTAGATAACAGTAAGGCTCAGACACCATACAAACCACAGTATTTGATAGGTCACGGTGGTAGATTTAGAAATTATTGGTGTCAGCCGGATGAAATTACTGGAGAAAACATGCACCCTGCACCTATGCCAATTAATAGATTTGGTAGGCCGTTTGCACCAATAACTACTCTCAAAGAATATTTGCCACCTGAATCACCTGACGATGAGTTACTTAACAACTTAAACTTAGGCGCAGATAGAGTAGACAGCCAAGGTGCATTGGCGACTAGTAATGTGGAATTAGTGAGCGGAAGAAATGCTAATACTGTGTTAAACGAATCATTTGAAACAAAAAGCCCTGCGTCAGTTCTAGTAGACGGTCTTAGAATAGGCACTAAGGCAAAGTCAAGGATTAACTTTGGCGGCATGACGCAAGCGGGTATACCCGGCTGGGCACCTGACCTAAGTAAATGGGGATTTGACAACGACGGTACTACTAATGTATCGAGATACGGTAATGCTAGCAACGCTGCTACTGCAATGACACTTACTACAGTTCAAGCCAGTAGTGACGGTTATATCCCAGCAGACGATATGAAAAGTGAAAACATTGGTCAAAGACCTATGTATGGTTTGAAATTCACAGACCATAGAGGAGATAACCATACTATCCGTCTACTTTACAGGCAATTCGGTCAAACCTTTGCCAGCGATAATACATTTTTACCTTCTACACTAGATGAAGAAATCATAATTCAATTTGACGATAGAGATGTAGGGCAGGGTGGATTTACTATCGGTCGCCACATGGTCGGTAGTGGAGAAGTCTGTGGTGAAAAGACAGGGGGTGACCCTATTAATTTCAAGGGTAATCTTTGGAATAATTACCCTTCTCCGATTGTAGGGGTTAAGGTTGCTACAAATTTGTCAGGTGATGAAATGACGGTTACACTTGATAGACCCTACGCAGGTAACGGCAGTGATTCTGTAATGAACGCTCACCCTGACATACTAGGTTATCTTGGTTTCCCTGAAAGCGGTATGTTCCAACTTTCGATGCATGGTACTACATCTAACGACCATCAGGGTTTAACCTTCCACTATACTAGTAGAAGTCATAGCGATGCAACTGCTGCATCTGCACAGCATAAGTTCTTCGGAGTATCAGGAGGAGGAGCAAATCACGCTAATGGAGACTGGTATCTAAGCCCAAGAATCAACTTTACCTGCTTACTTACTGATGAAGTAATTGCAGCGGCAGTAGAGCATGCTATCAATGCCTCAACTAACGATGAAGACATTACATTTGACTGCACTAATATGTTTGCACCTGATGGCAAAACGCTGGGAGAATGGGGTGTTAGTCCCACTGCAATTACGATTAGAACAAGAGCAGATGGTAAGACTCCTATGAGTAAACTGTTTGAGGCAAAGAGAACCAAGGATTGGGGCTTACTTGACGGTGCATCCACTGACGCAGTTGTTTCGACCAAGCACACTGGTGGTTTATCTAACGCAGAAAAAGACGCAGGTACTAGGTTGGATATAGGTTACATACCTCATACTGTGTTACAAATTAGTACTAAATTTAGGGGTAGT